AACTCAGTTCATGAAAGCCTCTAAGAAAGGCATGTGAGATGATTGAGCAGCTTGTCTCTCGCGCCTTTGCCATTCGTAACTCGGCGCATCTTGCGCATTGGGCTACGAAGTCTTTCTCGGAACACATGGCCTTGGGCAGCTTCTATGATGATGTGATCGAGAAGATCGATGGCATTGTGGAAGCGTACCAAGGGTGGTTCGGATTGATTGGCGCGGTGCCGCAAGGGGCCGTATCCAAAGACCATATCGCCAAACAGATCGGCGATGAGGCGATTTGGATTTCCGAGAACCGTGCGAAAATATCGCAAGGGGTGACAATGCTCCAGAATCTTATCGACGACCTGCTCGATTTGTATTCGACAACGCATTACAAATTGGTCAATCTTAAATAGGAGACTCCCGTGCGTAAATATGCCCCTACCAAGTTTGAAAAGACCAAAGCCGATGTCAAGTCCGATAAGGGCATGAAAGAAACGGGTAAGAAAGATATTGCTCGCGATAAAGCGATGAAAGGCAAAAAGAAATGAGCTTTCAGAAAAAGGACGACGCAGGATTTCAGTTTCCGCAGATCGTCGGTGTCTTTAATACGGTTCATGCTGTTACGGCGGGTGCGGCGAGTTCAACGACTGGCGCGTTCGCCACAGGAACAACCTTGGTGCGGGTAGCGGTGTCGAACAATAGCACGCACGTGCATTTTGCAAAAGGTGCGACGCCGACGGCAACGACTTCGAACGCGCTTATCCCATCGGGTACGATAGAGTACATGTATGTAGCCCCCGGCGAGAAACTAGCGTTTTTGCGCGGCGCTGGCGCGGATATAAACGTAACTGTGACGGAATTGACCTAATGCCTATTACCAAAAAGGGTGCGAAGATTCAGTCTGCGATGAAGAAAGAATACGGTGCCAAGAAAGGCGAATCCGTATTCTACGCGTCAATTAACGCAGGTAAGATTAAAGGTGCCGAAGGTACCAAGGCGAAACGGAAGAAATAATGGCAAGCAACTTCGCAGGCATGTCGCAGTCGTCTCAGGACGCACTGCTTGGTGAGGATTATACTGGGAAACCCACTCAGTTTAATAACGAACCTGATCCGCATGAGGAAATGTCTGAATCGCAGTTCTCTGCGAGTGTGAAGTCGTCTATCAACGACGCTGTCGATTATATCGACGGCTTTGTTGCGCCAGCCCGTGCCCAAGCAACCCAATACTATCGCGGCGATCCTTTCGGCAACGAAGAAGAAGGCCGTTCGGCGATTGTGATGACCGAAGTGCGCGATGTCGTGCAGGCGATGATCCCGTCGCTTCTGCGCATCTTCACTGCGTCCGAGCAGGTTGTCGAATACTCGCCACGAGATGAACGCACAGTGGAATTGGCCGAACAGGCCACGGATTATGTGAACTTTATTTTCTACAACGACAATCCGGGCTTTAGCATCCTGCATCAGTCTTTTAAAGATGCTTTGGTTCGCAAGACGGGTATTATCAAATGGCGTTGGTCAGAAGATACCGAGATCAACGAAGCTGACTATACCGGACTTGACCAAGCCAGCGTTTCCTTGCTCATGCAGGATGAAAGCTGTGAACTGATTAAGATGGAAGAAATTGTCCATCAAGAAGCAGTGCTTGGGCCAGATGGACAGCAGATTGCCCCGCCGGAAGTCAAGTACAATATCACCATTCGCCGCAAAATTCCACGCAACAAGGTTGTTATTGAATCGGTTCCGCCTGAAGAATTTTTGATCGCCCGCGAAGCCCGCGATCTCGACACCGCTGCTTATGTGGGCCATCGGTCGTTGAAGACCATGAGCGAACTAATCGCGATGGGCTATGATCGTGATGATGTAGAGAAATACGCAGGTCAAGGCGACGTTTTCAGCATCAACTACGAAGCACAAACCCGCAATCCTGCGATTATGTCCTTTATGATGCACGCGGATAATCCAGACCCGTCGATGCGTCGTATCTTGTATGTCGAGTCTTATGTCCGCATTGACAAGGACGGTGACGGTATCGCCGAACTGCGCAAAGTCTGTTCGTTGGGTAACGCACACCATATCTTGCATGACGAGATCGCCACGGACGTGCCGTTTGCGTTCTTCTGCCCTGATCCAGAACCCCACATGATTATTGGGCAGTCCATTGCAGATCAGACCAGCGATCTACAGCGAATCAAATCCTCCATCGTGCGCAACACGATGGATTCGCTCGCCCAGACCATCCACCCCCGCACTGTTGTGGTCGAGGGGCAGGTCAATATGGACGATGTGATGAACAACGAGACGGGGGCAATCATTCGCGCCCGTGCTCCCGGAATGGTGCAGCCGCTGGCTGAACCTTTCGTCGGGCAAAATGCGATGCCGCTTATCGCGTACATGGATGATGTCCGTGCGCAGCGCACCGGAATCTCGGCAGCGTCGCAGGGGCTTAATCCCGATGTTCTGCAATCGACCACGGCATCAGCGGTCAACGCCACGGTGCAAGGTGCGCAGGAACGTATTGAATTGGTCGCTCGGCTGTTCGCCGAGAATGGCATGAAGCGTCTATTCAAAGGCTTGCTGCGACTTATTATTCGCCACCAAGATAAGCCTCGCATGGTTCGCCTGCGCGGCAAATGGGTACAGGTCGATCCTAAGTATTGGGACGCTGACATGGACGTGCAGGTGAATGTGGCGCTCGGCCACGGCACCGACAACGATAAAATGCAGTTCCTAATGATGGTCGCTCAAAAGCAAGAACAGGTCATGCAAACGCTCGGCCCGTCGAACCCATTGGTGGATGTCAGCCAATACCGCAATACATTGGCCCAGATTTGCACGTTGGCGGGCTTTAAAGACGCAAGCCGCTATTTCAAACCAGTGGATATGCAGGTCGTGCAGCAAATGATGCAGCAGGCTGCACAAAACCAGCCGCCTGATCCGAACATGATGCTGGTTCAGATTGAACAGCAAAAAGTTCAAGCCAAAACCCAAATCGACGCGGCCAAGCTGCAATCGGACGCTGTGGACGCTGCCCGTAAGCATCAACTCGACCAGCAGAAGATGCACTTGGATGCAATGGTTCGTATGGCTGACATTGAAGCCAAGTACGGTACACAGGTCAACATTGCTCATGTCGAAGCCTTGATCGCCAAAGATCAGGAATTGGCAAAGGCTCAAATTGGTGCAAATACCGACATGCACGGTCAGCTAGTTCAGGCGTTATCCGCACCAACTGGACCAACTAATGCTTGAGCATGAGCTAATAAATCAGGCGAAAGCCTTTGCAGAGTCCGAAGCGGTTGCCGAAGTTCTTGATCGGCTTGAACAGAAATTCATAGCTGATTGGAAATCAACCGTTCCGGTGGGTGTGGAAACACGGGAACATCATTACCGTATGGTCCTCGCCATCGACGCCCTGCGCCGCGAACTGAAGAATGTGGCGCAGAGTACTAAAATCAACGAATGGAACCGCCGCTTGCGCGGAACGTAACTTTAAGGTAAAAATCAATGACCGATACGGCTATATCAGCCACCGGGCTCACAGGTGCAGCTCAATCATTCGAAGCGATGCTTGCCGGGGGCAACTCCGATCTCAACGCGCCAGAATACGCAGAAGCGCCTAATGAAGCCCCTGCCCAAGAAGCAGAGGCGTTTGAAGGTGAAGTCAACGAGGATGAGACGGCGGATGCTTCATCAGAAGCAGAAGTTGCCTCGGAAGACGAAACCGCCGCTGAAGACGAAGGTACTGAAGACGCCACGCCAGAAGTCCAGCTAGTCACCGTAACTATTAACGGCAAGACTGAGCAGATTCCCTTGGACGAAGCAGTCAAAGGCTACCAGAGACAAGCGGATTATTCGCGAAAGACTGCGGCACTGTCCGAGGAGCGTAAAGGCTTTGAGGCGGAGCGGCAGGCGGTAACACAGGAACGTGCGCAGTACGCTCAACTCCTAACCGCGCTTCAGCAGCAGGTACAGGCCACCATGCAGCAGGAGCCCGATTGGCAGAAGCTCTACGATACCGATCCTTTGGAATATGTGCGGCAAAAAGACGTCTGGCGTGAGCGACAAGACAAGCTGGCAGCAGCTCAGTTTGAGTCGCAACGATTGACGGCTTTGCAGGCGCAGGAACAGCAGGCTGCTCTAGCCAAGTTGGTAGCTGATAACCGTGAGAAGCTCACGCAAGCTATCCCAGCATGGAAAGACAGCAAAAAATGGGACGCAGATCGTCCGAAGCTCCTTGAATACGGCCAGAAGCTCGGCTTCACCGCAGAGGAACTTGGACAGACCTACGACCACCGTGCAGTTGTTGCCTTATATAAGGCAATGCAGTTTGATGCCCTAAACGCCAACAGGCCACAGCCCGTTGTGTCAAAGGGGCCAAAAGCTGCTTCTGCGGGTTCTGCTGCGAGTGCCCCACGTGCCGCGTCTGAAGTTACCAAAGCGAAACAACGTCTCGCACAAACTGGGAGAATCGGCGACGCCGCATCTCTTTTTGAAGCTTTTTTGGATTAACGAAAGGTGACTAATTATGGCTATCGCAACTAACACTGTTACACGGTACGACGGCTACCGTGCCGTTCGCGAAGATCTCGCGAACGTAATCTATAACATCTCGCCAGTTGACGTTCCGTTCATGTCGAACGTCGGTCGCGAGAATGTCAAGAACACGTACTTCGAATGGCAGACCGATAACCTTGCTGCGGCATCGTCTTCGAACGCACAGCTCGAAGGTAACGACTACAACGGCACCGCAACTGCCCGTACGCCTACGCAGCGTGTTGGCAACTACACGCAGATCAGCTCCAAGATCATCGAAACTTCGGGTACGCTCGAAGCAGTTGATAAAGCTGGTATGCGTTCGTACCTCGCCTACGAACTTGCTAAGGCAGCTTCGGAACTCAAGCGCGATATGGAATCGACGCTTACGGCTGGTCAGGTTTCTGTTGCAGGTAACAACACGACCGCCCGCGTAACCGCAGGTTTCGGTTCGTGGCTCATCACGAACTCGTACTCCGGTTCGACGGGTACGGCTCCTGTGATGTCCGGCGGTGCAGGTTCCCTCGACGGCACGCCAGCAACGGCTGCTGGTGCGGGTACGGCTCGTGCGTTCACGGAAACCCTGCTTAAGAACGCTGTGCAAGGCGTTTGGACGCAAGGTGGTGATCCAAAGGTTCTGATGGTCGGTCCTTTCAATAAGACCGTCGTTTCGGGCTTCACTGGTATCGCAACCCGCTTCCGTGACGTTCCTGCTGGTTCGCAGGCTGAAATCATCGGTGCAGCAGACGTGTACGTTTCTGACTTCGGAACCGTCAACGTCGTGCCTAACCGCTTCCAGCCTGAAAACACCGCTTATATCCTCGACCCAGAATACGCTTCGGTCGGCTATCTCCGTAACTTCCGCACGGAAGTCCTCGCGAAGACGGGCGATGCTGAGAAGCGTATGATTATCGTGGAATACGGCCTCAAGGTTCGTCAGCAGAAGTCACACGCTGCTGTCCGCGACTTGCTCACGGCCTAATACTGAGTTGGGGCGGCTTCATGCCGCCCCTTCTTCCCTATTTTGAGCAATATTATGAAAAACTCCTTGATACAGACCCGACTACCGGTATCCGTCACGTTTTTAATTATGACGAGACGACTGACGAGGCAGTAATTACTGCCGAACAAGACGTCAGTGATATTATCGAAGCCAATAAGCGTGCGTATAATGATGCACCTGATCGGCATGGAGAATGGACGCGAGTAGCCCAGATTCCGATGGTCATTTATATGGACTTGAAGAAAAAAGGGATATTGGACGATCAAAAGAAACTGAAAGCATGGCTTAATTCTAGCGAAAATAGATTTTTTAGGACACGCTCGGGGCATATCTGATGGCTATAGCGACTTATACTGACTTACAGACCGCTGCGGGTGACTGGCTCAACCGTGCCGATCTAACGTCAGTGATTCCGACATTTATTTCGCTGGCAGAAGCGAAATTTAATCGTGAATTGCGTACGCGGGACATGCTTATTCGTTCCGAAGCCATTACTACGAATGAATTTGTAGCAGTTCCAAGTGATTTTTGGAGAATTACTCACTCGAACTAAATATGACCCAAATTGGGCCGCAGCAGGCTTTGTCGTTCATTGGCCCATTAGAGGCAAAAGTCCTCAAAGCCAATAAGATCACCGGGTTAGCACGTTATTACACGATGATCGACGGTGCGTTTGAGATTCTCCCTGCGCCTGCGACCAATGCCGACATTATTCTGACCTACTATCAGCGTATTCCGTCATTAAGCGGAACTATAGCTACAAATTGGCTGCTTACCAAATCGCCAGACCTATATCTTTACTCCACTTTGCTTGAAGCGGCACCCTATCTTAAAGACGACGAGCGTTTACAGGTTTGGGCAGCGGCGCGTCAACAAGTTATGGACGCAATGGCCGCTGAAAGCGAACGCGCCATGCGCCCCACTACTCAAATGGTAGCCCGTAAAAGAGGATTCTTCTAATGCCGTTTTCATCTTATGTTGACAATAAACTTATCGACCATTTGCTAGGTTCGGGCACATACACCAAACCTTCGGCGTTGTATGTTGCGCTATTTGTGGGCAATCCGGCTTCGGGTGGCACAGAGGTTACGACATCCGGTTCGGCCTATGTCCGTCAATCCGCTGCGTTTACGATCTCGACAAACTCCGCGTCAAACACTGCCGCGATTGAATACCCCACTGCGACAAGCTCATGGGGTACGATTGATTACATCGCGATCTACGACGCGTCTTCGGCAGGAAATCAGCTTGTATCCGCTGCTTTGTCTTCGGCCAAAACGATTGCATCTGGCGACGTGCTTCGTATTCCTGCATCGAATCTTTCCGTCACATTGACCTAATGGGATAACGGATGGCCTTAAACCGTAGCTACGGCACCGGGGCGTATGGTAAAGGCTCCTTCGGTGCCTATGGCGCTCGTGCGGGTTATGGTAAAGGCGGATACGGTGTAAGTTACTACGGAAAAGACCCGCGTACGTGGATCGCTACCGCAACATCGACCGCAACGGCTACCGTTGCCAAAGTCAATCTTGCGACAATTGCGGCCACAGCCACATCTTCCGCTACAAGCGCGGCAGTACGCGTTCGGTTGGCAACTGGAGCGGCTTCTTCCGCATCAACGGCCACAGTATCGGCAAAAATTGTTAAAGCCGTCTCCGCAACGACAACTTCGTCGTCAACGGCAACATTCTCCGCCGTGCGCGTACGGTTGGTCGGGCTGGCCACCGCGAGTACGTCTTCGGCGGCAATTGCGGCCACACGGGTTCGAACGATTGTTGCCACTGCCGCATCGACTTCTTCCGCGTCGGCGACCGCCCTTCGATACGAGTACATTTCGGCGATTACTTCTTCGTCGTCCGCTTCTACCGCCGCTGCAAAACGAATCCAACAACCACTTGCCGCCGCGCTTTCTCTTTCCGCCGCAACTGCGATAGGTCAAGCGGTGTACCTTGCAGGTGGTGCCACAAATGTGGTATCTATTGCATCACTCACGGCGGTTCGTGTCAAAAATACGAACGCGTCCGCTCCACAGTATTCCGCTGCCACTTGTGTAGCGCGGTATCTGTGGGAACCCCAGCCGGGGGATACGGGCACTTGGCAAAGCCAATCCGTCCCCGCTGCATCATGGAACAATCTTTCAAACGGTTCCGATTCTTGGTCTTCGCAGAGCAATGGATCGACCACTTGGACTCCGTTAGACAACGGAACCGCAACATGGCAGAAGGCTGCTTAACCGATGGCAAATACATATACTACGAATTTAACGCTTACTAAGCCCGAAGTCGGTGCGGATACTGACGCATGGGGCGGCCACTTAAACACTGACCTTGACACGCTTGACGCCATTTTTGGCGCAACTGGTGCGGGCACTGCTGTTGGCATCAACCACGTCGGCAAAACCATCAATATGACCGCCGATACGGCGTTTTTTAAAGATACAACCGACGCCACTAAGATCGCAAAATTCAGCGCGGCTGGTCTGACGACCGCCACGACTCGTACGTACACATTACCCGACATATCTGACACGCTTGTTTCTTTGACAGCAACGCAGACGCTTACCAATAAGACGCTTACTTCGCCAACGCTTACGACCCCCGCGCTTGGCACGCCTGCCAGTGGTGTCGCGACAAACCTTACCGGCCTTCCGCTTACGTCGGGCGTCACAGGCACGCTGCCTGTAGCGAATGGTGGTACGGGTGTTACCACGGCCACAGGTTCCGGTTCAGTCGTGCTTTCGGCTTCCCCGACATTTACCGGAACCGTTAGCGCCGCAAACCTCGCGGCCACGGGAACCGTATCCGCGACACATAATGCTTACGCGTCGATCAACGCACTTACCGATGCCGCGACGATTGCGGTGGATATGTCGGCTACAGGCGGCAATAACTTCTCCGTCACGCTTGCGGGCAACCGCAC